CGGCCTTTTTGAATAGGTTATTAGTCATTGTCGGCATAAATCTCTTTAATGGTTTCTGTTGGAATAGCATCGTCTGTAATTTTTGTTTTTACGACTTTCTGCCAACGCTCCTGAGATTTCATTTCGTGTGCCAGTTGTCTTGTCCAACTTGGCGCCTGCCCTGCTTTTTCGAGCAAGTCATCACGTATGCCTTGATTTTTCTTTTCTATATTAAGTACACGAGTGAATGAATTGTTCACTACTGTTGTGTAGTAAGCAAAGGGATTATCACTCTTATCTTCGTTAAATTGTAGTCCAATTTGTGCCAATTGTAGCAATGCTTGACCACGCATTTCATCAATATATGTATATCCACGCCAGTTTGACCTCTGAGAGTATCTTTCTACGAGTTTAATATACATCGTTGCCAACACGGCTGTAATTTTACCAGAACTTAAATCAAATTCTTTCTCTTTGTTGTAATGTGAAATTCCTACTTCATTAAGTTTTCCATCTACATATGTGTGATGGGTGAATGCAGGAAATGGTAATTTTACTTTGTGGTCTGCTGGTGTCTTTGGGTTTGCTTTACGACCCGGTTCATCGGGTATATGGTCAAATCCCATTACACGGAATATAATCTCGTCTTCCGTAAAAGAAGTAGGGTCAACTTCAAAATCTACCTGTTTCTTCTTTTTATCCTCATTAGCATCCCAAGCCAATTTTTGCAAACGTTTTGCTTTGTTTTGTCTTGCTTGTTCTACTGCATCAGGGATTTCTTTAGTTGAATACAGTATCATATCATGCTGGTGATGTTTATCTCTATCTTCAAACCAACAATAGTTTGACTTAGAGATATGTATCTGTTTCAACATATCCTTGTTATTTAAGTAGTTTTGTCGTCTTGCCATAGTCTATTCTCCTAATATTACAACAATTATAACATAAAAACCCAACGGTTGTCAACCATATAAACACTATATATAGTAAAAACTTCCTAGTCCAGAAACTTCGCATATAATAGAACGATAAATACTGTTATAAAGATTTAGGAGAAAAGAGTTATGGCAAGTCCATATTATACAAAACAACCAGTATACTTAGAAGACCCTAGTGGTAGATTTGATAACATTTTATCAAATAAAAGAGATTTAGGCCCAGCCGTTGTAGGTCCATCAATGACCATTCCTGGCGAGTGGGTTGAGGTGCCTGGTAATAATAGTTATAGGGCTCCAGGACAAACCTTTGATTTGGGTAGTTCACCGGGAGAGACACGCAGTAACTTAGAAATTCATGGACCTACTAGACTTAATTTTCCGTATACGCCCACTACTTCTATAATCAATAGTGCAAACTATTCGTCTTATGACTTGACACATAGTAACTTTCAACAACGTGCGTTTGATAGTCATATGAATATGGAAATCAACATAACAGCACCAATGATTGTAAGAAGTGAAGAAGAAGCATTGTATGTATATAAGGCGGCAACATGGATTAGAAGTACGATGAAGATGTCTTGGAAGAATGACGTAGACCCTGGCATGCCACCACCGATATTGCGATTTAACGCACATGGAATATATGAAGATGTGCCTTGTGTTGTTCGTGACTTTACGTGGAACTTAGACTCAGATATAGATTATATAGAAATACAAGACCCAACATCAGACAAATTCAAAGTAATGAGAGTGCCAGTTACAAATATGTTTGTATTGACCTTATCAGTTACTTACTCACCTAAGAGTATAAGAGAGAACTTTAGTGTTAAAGATTATCTTACGGGCAATTTAAAGGACAAAGGCTATGTATAAAGAAGAATCACCATGGAATAGAACAGGAATCATAGACGAAACTGTACTAGATATAATGAAAAAGAGATTTATCTATAAAGACCCATTTGATGCATATTACACGATACCTCAAGAATTTGACGAACGTCCAGATTTGTGCAGTTATAAGATGTATGGTACTGCGAAGTATTGGTGGATATTTGCCACTAGAAATGCAGATATTATAATTGACCCTATTAGAGATTTTTCTGCAGGAACCGAGATTAGAATCCCAAGCAAAGATAACATAGCAAATATGGTGTAAAATAATGGACAATACTATTTCGGCTACGTTAAAAGATGTTGTAGATAAGCATGAAGGCTTCTTAGAAAATCCTCTTGATGTCTATGATTCTTACACATACACCCTAGAGTGGTTTGTGTGTGACCGTAAAACAACAAGAGAGTTTCAAGAACAAGAAGCATTTAATATGGAGACAATCGTCTCCGACGGATGGCCACGTCTAACTGATAATGCTATAACAATAGCAAAAACTGGCGTTACTACCGAATTCACAGTGGCAGATTTGACTGTAGAGGCTGTTGGTGTGGGTAATGGAGATTATAGTAAGATTGCTGGAACAGCCGATAAGTTAAGTTTCACTGTTACCCAAGTTGGCAATACAAGTCTAGCAAACAGTTTACAAACTGTGGTTGCATTGTGTGGATTCAGTTCTATTACTGATGCTGAATATTTTATTAAAATAAATTTCGTAGGTCACGGCACACATGCGAAAAAAAAGAAACTTTCTCAAACAAAGGTTATACCATTTAAAATCGTAAATTATCAAAACTTAAATACTACAACTGATGCAAGAGGAACAACAACGGTCATTAGTGGACAAGTTCCGGCCGATAAAGTTGTAATGGACACTGATGTTGCGAAGACCCAACATGGATTCAGTTACAAAATAGCCAATAATTTAGAGGCATCATTGACCAACTTTTTTGCAAAATTAAACAAGTCTATTGAAGATAACGACAAGGCGCTTCTTGAATCTATGAAACACACATATGGTTACCAGTTCTCTGACCGAGTTAGAACTTTAGGATGGAACAACAGCGGTATGCCTTCAGAACATTCTCTCAATGTCAACAAAAACATGGTCCCAGTCGCAGAAGGCAAAAATCAGGCTGAACCTGCAGAGGGAATAGGACCTGGAAATCATATCTATAGTATTGTAGAAGAATTGTGTAGTGTATCTACGTTGATTAAAAAAGAAATTGTGTCAGACAATCCAGGATTTACAAAAGTTCTAAAAATAACTCCACATTTGCTGATTAAACCAGATGGATATAATCCTGTCAAAGGAACAGAAGCATATGATGTTTTATTCTTTATAGACTATGAAGAAAAAGTCGTTGTTCATAATATGCCAGACCAATTAAACAAGATAAGAAATAGTAGAAAAATGGTTGAAGACATGTTTGCAAACGGACACGTAAACAAGAAATATGAATATCTTTTTACTGGAAGAAATGACCAAATATTAGATTTCAATATTTCATTAGACGCAGAACTAACAAAAATATTTTCAACACCAGACGATATTTGGGCATATGAGCATTTTAAAAAAGAGGGAAATCAGAGTATAATACTAGACGAACATCATCAAGAACTGGTTGACAAAGCGAAAAATAATTTTGAGAAATCAAATAACGAATATTTAAAACATCAAACAAGAGCAGATAGTTTAAAAAAAGAATTAACAAATTTAGAAGATGATTATAGAAATAAAATAATAACGGAACTCTCAAACCAGCGAGGTGGTTTATCACCTATGGGAATAGAGCGTGCCTTTGGTGACAAATCACTAGAACAATTGATGAATGAATATTCTGTAGTAGATGAGGTACAGGAAACTAAAAAGGGTGGTTTGGTGAATGGGAGCCCTGGCGCTAAGCCTAGAACAATCACAACAACAACTACAATGATTGGCGAGTTGAATATTACTCATATGAAATCAAATTTGAGTAAAAAAGAAAAAGCAGTTAACGAAGCACAAGAAAAAGCGAAGAAATATGAAGGTGTGGCACTTAGAAAAGAAAAATTTGCACAAGATGAATATTCAAACGCTATTGCTTCTAAGTTGAATACGAACAACCTAAACTTTCAAGAAGTAGGAAGCAAAGTATTCACTGACATTCGAGATATAAATCCTGACGGCAAAAATCTTATACTTGCTGAAGAACTTGGAGAAGATTTAATAAATCGTCTATCCAATTCAGATTATGAAATTATACTTAAAGCACAAGCAAATAATCCAGTCACATTCAGAAGATTAATCCAGGGGATGGAATCAGATTCTAAACCAGTCGCTATAAGTCAAGGAGATGAAACAGAGATTGAGTTAGCGAGAGAAAAATATTACGAAGCAAAGGGTGGTAAGTTGAGCATGATATATGCAGATATGACCATCAAGGGCGACCCTTTTTGGTTAGAAGGATATATACCACCAGCAAAAGAAAAAGAAGTTTTTGGCGATAAAGGCAGTGACTTGAAATGGAATATACATTCAAAACTTAATGGATTTCCTTATCTAGTATTAAAATCGGGTGTCGCAAAGGGCGTTGACGAAAATGAAAACATTAAGACTAGAACACTTGTCTTTAGTTTATACGCAGTAAGAAGTATCACAAGTAATTTTACGAATGGCATGTTTACTCAAAACTTAAGCATGGTAAAATGGACTGAAGCAGAACAATTTACATCTGAGGCTGCCGAGAAAGTTGGAATGGTTGAAGTTGAAGGGAACACAAATTCGCCAGGACATCCATCTAATCAAGGTGGAGTACCCATCGTTGATACAGAAGTAAAGTCTAACTATACAGGACCAACATACACTGGTTCAGATGGCGTTGAACGAGACGGCTTTGGACGTGATATAAATGGATATTACTATGTAGAAGGTCCAGGAAAAATGGAACCGATTGAAGTGACTCAGGAAAGAATGCAAAACGCTATAGCGGCAGAAGGAACTTTACTAGAATGGCTAGATGAACACATCGTAGTACCATCAAAAGAATATTTAGTAAAGAGAAGTGATGAAGCAGAGGCGAAAGAACTTGACGCTTTAAACAACAAATCAGAGAGTATTAAAAACAATCTCAACAAGATTGATACTCCAGTAATTAACTTCGTTAATGATGCACTTATTAGACAAGCAGAAGCGGCACATTATCTTTCGGACTATAAACGTGCGAAAAAAAGTTGCAATAGTGGCAACCAATCTTATTGTGACCAAATAAAAAATTCTCAAAATGACATCTTAGCGCCTTTCGGACTAACTACAAACGATGTAGGAAAGTTAGGAACAGCAACAACAATTAATAATGCGATTAACACATCAATAGCCGGTGGGGCAGTCGTGACTGCACATGAAGTTGCAATGTGGCAACATACTGCTGGAATTTCTCTTAACATTACTGGACATGACCCAGCAGATATAGAACGTAAAGTTAGAGAATTAACAAACGAAAGAACACCAACATATCAGTTTAGTTCACTACCAATGGGAGCAAGCCTAGACAATGCTGTTTTGAATGAAGAAGTGCTACTTAATACTGAAGAAACAGAAGATGTAGTTATTAATGGAACTCCCGACACGTGGGATGAGAAAAAAGCATATGACGACCAAATAAGATATCCAAATTCAAATAACGATTGGAAAAATACTTTTTGGTTTAAAAAACAAGTTGATGAAATTGTAGATGAATCTTGTCCTGAGAAAAAATTTAATCCGAAGACAAGAAGATTAGAGTGTACTGGAATTAAAGAAGGAACACTAATTCCGGATGAAGTAAGTGCAATAAATTCTAAAGCAGGCGAACTTAATACCATCTTACAAAACACAGAATTGTCGGCCGAAGATATAGAAAGACAACAAACGTGGACAAGTGATGCATTTGAAATGCTTAACACCAAATTAAATAAGAAAGACTTAATTATAGGTAATACAGAAAATAAAGCCATGAAATTTGCTTTAAAAGATGCAATTAATTCTTCTGTAGTGGTAGATTCACTCACTGATGACGAGTATCAAAAAGCCGCTGGTTTAGTTGAAGATATCAATGCTATCAATTCGTCAGCAACAGATGGAAGTCATCGTAGTGACTTGACCACTGCTGCCTATGTCGGTCAACTTCAACATGAATTAGAGACCTTATCAGCAGACGCAACTACATCCAGTACAAATCTAAATTCATATTATTTTGATAATGCATATCGAGATGTAGAAGTTAAAAATCTACAAGAACTTGAATTACAGATGGCAATAAAGGACCTTACTCTTCCAGCAGAAACAATGACTGGCGTGGCAACTATAGTAAATTCTGGAACTCCAACTTATATTCCAATAAAAAATCCAGTTGACCAAATTGAAGTCGACCAAGCACCAATCTTGGTAAAAACAGGCATTAATACTGCGGACATTATATTGCCGGGAAGTTTAAAATCAAGATATTCTAAGAATTATGCTGGTGAAGGTATTGGTTGGGCATATGCAATGCAGAATCCTGATAAAGTATCTCAATATAATGAGGCTAAAAAAATATACAAAATACTAGTTAGTAGTGATATTGGAGACATGACTACGGTAACTGATGATTTGGGCAAGGACTTTAAAGTTAAAGACTTTAGTAATATTGCACCAATTACATACACTGATGCAAACGGAGTTTCACAAACAATTAGTAATCCTAGTGCATATTTTGGTATACACACGACTACATACAATGATATAAATCCATCATATGCAAGTGACTATAATGTTTTAATGGGAAAAGTTGCAGATTTATTTCCAGATATCATATCAGGACAAAAGAGCCAACTTATAAATGGCAAACTTCCTAAAGATAATGATGGGTCACTTATGTTAACATTAACAGGCGATAAATTTTATATTGACAAGTAATAAAGGAATTTAACTATGGCAAAAGAAGGAAAATTAGTTGGACAGTTTAGGTCTGCCGCGGCAAACGAAGCATCTCCTATTACTAAGAAATTAGGTAAAGGTATATTTAAAGCCATAACTGTAACAGAAAATTCAAAGGGCGAAAAATTTATTGACCCAACAGGCCAAGGTAGAGTTGCCGCATATATTCCTTCATTAGGTGAAAATGGAGAAGACCCAAGATTTTTTAGACACGCACAAACTGGTGCATTGTTTAATGTTCCAGACAAAACGGGTATTACACTTCTTGTCTTCTTTGCTGATAGTGGTAGTTCAACCGAGGGATTTTGGTTTGCAACATCAACTGATGTAGTTGACATAGTTAGTGGTGGTGCTTCTGGAAAAGCAAAACCCGAAGAAGGTTCTGCAATCGGCACAGGTGTTTTTGCTGATATTCAAACAATGAAAGTTCACAAAACCCAAGATGAGGTAGAACTGGATGATGCAACAATATCAAACAGTGCAACAAATAAAACAGTTGCCGACCAAGGAACATATAGTGATTCTCTAAGAGGAACAACAACTACAACTCCTCGTAGAGATGCCGCATATGACAGAACACAGCATTCTAAAGTTATGGGAATTAAATCATCAGGTGGGTCTTCTTTCTCTATAGATGATGGAAGTGTCGGTGATGACGGGACAATTCATCCCGAGCAAATAAGAATAACGACTTCTTCAGGTGCTGGAGTTATATTAGATGGCGGAAACGATTTTATTTACGTTGTTAATAGTTCTGGTTCTGGATGGGTAGAGATTGGAGCAAGTGGCGAAGTTATGGTATACGCAGAGGGCTCGTTAAATATGAGAACCGAGAAAGACTTCAATGTTAGAGCAGACAAAAATATAAATCTTGAAGCAAAAGAAAACATTAATATTAAGAGTATTGAAGGCAACACTAAAGTTAATTCAGACAAAGAAATACATCTAAGAAGTAAAGGTAATACAATGTTGCAAACTGAAGCAACTCTTAATGTAAATGTTGGAGTTAATGGTTTTGTAACAACTGGTGGTAAATTACACTTGAATGGTCCAACTGCACCAGAGTCAGAACTTATTTTAGTTACAGAACATCCAGATATGCAAGATTTAGCATGTACAATAGTTAAAGATACTATTGTATCTGAAATGCCAACACACGAACCTTTTGTTAGACCTCATTCTAAAAAATTATCAACAAGCCAATTTGCAATAGATTCTGCTAGTAAAGATGGCAAAGATAAAGCGGGAATAAAATAATGATATACGATAAACGTCCAGGCTCACTACTAAATTACATTCAGTTACCATTGCATGTTATAACTGAGAATGGAACATTCTTGGGAACAGGCTATGATGAAAATGATAAACCTACATACATACTATCACATGTAAAAGTAAATTTAGAAAACGTAAAAGATTTAACATTCTCGACAATGAGCAAAGATGCAATTATATTAGATAATAAACCTACACTCACAGTTGAAAATAACGTAGTTGGTTATAATTATAAAATATCTGATACTGAAACAAATTATGGTTATATTACAGTTGCATCTACCCGAATAGATATTACAACTAATAAAATAACAAAAGGAATGGCAGATTTTATCTTAGAGAAACAATTAAGAAATATTGGTAATGTATTAGAAAAGTTTATTAAAGTTAAAATATCACAACCACATTATGATGCACTCTTATATCATTTCTTTAATGAAGGAATTAGTACTATAGAAAATAGTTCGATTGTTGCACTTATAAATGCACAAGACTGGTACTCAATAACAGACGAAATTCAAAAGAATATAAAAGAGAACGGAAAAGTAAACGAAACACTAGCAAATCAAAAGATAAAAACTGCTAAATTGTTTAGTTTTGTTCCGGGATTTTAACGACTTGATATAACTTTATCTGCTAGACCAAATGCTACGGTTTGTTCAGCATCCAAGTAGTTATCACGTTCCATCGCCTCAGTCAATTCATCAAATGTCTTGCCAACCGTATTGTGAGTTACGTAAATTCCAGTTAATCTTTCTTTCATTTTCATAATCTCATCAACTTGAATCTTCATATCAGTTGCTTGTCCACCTGCACCACCACTTGGTTGATGTATCATTGTACGACTGTTTGGCAATACGTGTCGTTTTCCTTTAGCACCAGCCTGAGCAAGTAATGAACCCATTGAACATGCTTGACCCATCACTGTAGTTGCTACTGGACACTTAATAAACTGCATTGTGTCGTAAATTGCCATACCAGATGTCACTGCCCCACCCGGTGAATTGATGTAAAAGTGTATATCTTTGTCTTGATTTTCTGCTTCTAAGAATAATAACTGGGCACAAATCAAGTCTGCTTGGTAATCATTCACTTCACTAGTCAGAAATATGACTCTTTCCTTTAATAGACGAGAGAAAATGTCGTAACTACGTTCTCCATTAGTTGATTGGTCAACGACCATTGGTACTAGATTTGGCATGAATTGTTATCCTTTGATATAATTAATAGTATTATTTAGTACTATAATAACAGAATTGCATCCATTTGTCAATCTAAAACTACGAATATTAAGTGGAGATAAATACATGTGTAATAAACTACAGAGAAAACAAAGTTATGCCATTATTTACAGGTTTTAGTACCAAAAATGCAAATGCGATAAATCACGAGTTACAAGATAAAGACTTGGTGATTGAAGACCTTATGAATCATATCATGACCCGTAGAGGGGAACGTGTGATGTTGCCTACTTATGGGTCAATTATACACGAAATGATATTTGAGCCACTGACTGAAGAAACAACTGAGTTGATTGAAGAAGATTTAACAGACATTATAAATGATGACCCGAGATGCAGTTTTGTTAGCGTTGACATTACTGAATCAGACCATACAGTAAATGCTATATTACGACTTGAAATATTGCCATCAGGCGAACCAGTAGAGTTGAGTATAGACTTAGCAAGAGAATAAAAGAGAGAATATTATGAGCCAAGAACGTACAGATAATTTATTCGCAAGTGAGAGTTGGACAACAGTCTACACTGCTTTCACTAACGTTAGTCTTAAGGCATATGACTTTGACACAATTAGAGCGGCCCTACTAGACTATACAGCCCAGACTTATCCTGAGAAATTTAATGACTTCATAGCAAGTTCAGAATTCATAGCAATTTTAGATTTAGTTGCATATCTAGGACACAGTTTAGCATTTAGACTAGACATGAACACTAGAGAAAACTTTATGGATACTGCTGAACGTAGAGCAAGTATTCTTCAGATGGCTAAAACTTTAGGATATAATAAGACACGCCCAATTAACGCAAAGGGCTTTATGAAGATTTCAAGTGTCACAACTAACGAAGATGTATTAGACAACGAGGGTGTCAGTCTTGCTGGAAAAATTATCAATTGGAACGACAGTAATAATATAGACTGGTATGAAAACTTTATTAGTATCTTAAATTCTTCTTTCTCTGGAACTACCAAAATTCAAAATCCCACATCTAAACTAACAATCGCAGATGTAGAACATTCTTTGTATGAAATTAACGAAGACATAAGTTCAAAGAATATAACCTACCCATTTTCTTCTAATGTAAGTGGAAAATCTAGACAGTTTGAAGCAGTTCGTGTAAAGATTGATTCTGCAACTTCGAACATCTTTGAAGACGAACCAAATTTAAACAATAATTTTACAATTATAAATCGTAATGATAATCTCGGCTCTGCTAGTGATAGAACAGGGTTCTTTGTTTATGCATGTGCTGGACAATTAGGGTTTCAAGATGAAAACTATACTACGACAATTTCAAACAGAACACAATCGATTACAGATATTAATATATCAAACTCGGATGTATGGGTACAAAAACTAGATTCACAAAGAGCATATGTTTCAAGTGTAGTAAAAGCAGACAATGATACACGTGAAACTGCAATTTATAATGCTTTACGAACTGGCTCTGGAGACATTGTAAGTGTCAACTCAATAGAGAACAACCGAATTGAACTGCATTATCCTGATGGTGTGTTTGGTAATGCCGCAACTGGTGTATACAGAACGTGGTATAGAACAGTAGACAATGAAAACTTTACCGTAAACGCAGATGATATTACAAACGAAGTAATAACAATTCCATATACATCTAGTGACAACAGAACATATAGAATAACTTTAACACTAACAAGTACTAGAGATTTCAGTGAGAACTATTCGGGTGAAACTTATGCAAGTATACGCAGAACTGCTCCAAGAAGTTACTACTCACAAGATAGAATGGTCAACGCACAAGATTATAACGTATATCCATTATCTCTTGGAACTAATATTGTTAGAAAAGTCAAAGCAGTAAATACTTCTTTTGCAGGCAATTCTCGTTTTTACGAGATGGATGATGTTCTCGGACATCACTCAAACTTAAGTGTTACTGGTTCAGACGGCTCATTATTTGTTGAAGATGAAACAATAAAGATTCCATTAAGTTACAATAAACTACAAGGTAACAGTGACAACTTTATAAGAAACGAACTTACTAAAGCAATAAAACATCCAAGTTTTTTAAATTCCTTTTTCCACAAATATAGAGGACTTAGTAGTATTTTAGTTTCTATTGCAAAAAATTACACATATGATTCTAGCAATCATATGAAGATTTCAGCATCAACAGTAACAACAGTTATAAATGAAGGCGACATCTTTGAATTGTCTTCGTTGTCTGGAACTACATATGCAAAAGTCATTGCAGTCTCAGGAACTACTTATACCTTAGACAAAGCAATCAAAGAAAATGGAACCATTGTAAACGTAATAAGAGGACTAAGAACTAAATTTACAGAAGCAGAAGTAACATCAATAAAAACCAAGGTTAATAGTTCAGTCGAAGAAACATTTACAATAAAATATGCAATAAAAACAGGTGAAACAAATATATGGGAATGGCAATTACATACAGTAGCAGGCACTCCATCAGAATGTCACGTAGTGTTCAACTATAGTTCTGGTATTAGAGATAATGAATCAGAATATGTAGCAACATTCACAGGCAAAAAGATAGCATTTGAGAGTAGAGACCAAGTCAAGTTCTTCTATGGCAACACCACAGACGTAATTGATAATGAAACTAACTTATCAACAAGAGATGCAATATATCTAAACTATTTAACAACTGGTGGCTCTACAACTAGTGGATATGGTTCTACTGTGGGCGATGTTGTGACTATTGGACAAGCACCAATATCAAACTCAGCAGTATATAATACAACTGGTGCATCGTTTGATGCAATATTCCAATATACAGGAGCAAGAGAATCATACGAGTTTGCTAACAGTAATCCAGCAGTTTCAGGAACAACATACACTCATTCTTTGATATCACCAAATGGTATTGAATATCCATTAGCACCAAGTAATATAATTGCGCCAACGACAGCATCAGGTAAAATTATTGGTGATGCTACAGATTTAGGAAACGGCATAGACAAACTTCAACTAAGAATTGATGACTTATCAGTAATAACAGGATTATCCACAACTGTAGGGTTAGATAGTCCAGTTACAGCATCTTCGGAAACCAATACTTCTCTTTCAAATGTTACTATAAACTATGAAGGTGAACCAGGAGATATAAAAACTTTAGCAAACGCAGACAGTTCTTTTACAACCATCAGTACTAGTAATCTTAATTCTCTTGGCTTTAAAGGAAAAACATCTTTAAGTTATTTTAATGCGGCTTCAACGAGTAGCAATTTTGTTTTTAGAGACAACTCAGACAGTGCTGAACAAAATGATATGGTAATAACTTACCATGCGGGATTTGACGAATATACGTTTGTGTTGCCTTGGCAAACATCATTCCAAATCAACACACTTGATTCAGATATAGATTTCAAACAATATGCTTACGGAGAATTTTCAATAACAAGTGCAACAGCACTTACAACTAGCAATATACTACTTAGAACTGAAACTGGAGCATTTATTGATAATGAACATATTACAGTTACAAACACTTCGGGCACTACATATAAAGTTGTTTTCTGGACATATGCAGTTACGGTTGGCGCCCTAATTGACGTGTTTATTGGTTCGGCACCAACGTTGTCTGATATTGCAGATTACTCAGTGAGAGTCAAAGCATCATTTGATTTAGCAACACAAACAAATACAACAACAGCAACGTACAAATCTATGGCATCATATGTATATGATGATTACTTGACGGGTGCTGGCTATAAAGATAATACAAAAGTTAAACTATTCGCATCAAATACTGATGACCATCCATATAGTATATTCGATATTACTGCTAGTCAGAAGATTGTATTAGAAAGTTATACAAAAGATAACATAGCATACGAAAGAGCATCAAAGGTCGCAATAGCAGCCGCACAAGATTCGGGACCAACAGACCCAGATTCTTCAGTGCCATCGACTGCTACATTGTGGTTTAATACAACAAACAATACATGGTACAAACGTATCGGTGGTGTATGGAATCCATCGTTTACGTACACTAGTGCGGGTGGAAATGATATAGTATACAACACCATTACTTACTCAGTAAAAGAAGGAATAACTTTCGTTGAAGATAACTTTTCAAGTTTCAGATGGGAACATTATGCAGATGTAGACAAACGAATAGACCCTAGTACAAGTAACATTGTTGACATGTATGTATTAAGTTCAGACTACGTAAGAAACGTTGAGAAATGGATAGCAAACAACTTTACAACTACGGTGCCAGTTGCTCCTAATAATTTTGAATTATCAAAAATAATGAACACAATTGAGCCTAAGGCTGCCATTGCAGACCACGTGGCTTATATTCCAGTAGAGTTTAAATACTTGTTCGGTTCTTATGCTGAAAACGAGAATCAAGCAATATTCAAAGTTATTAAAAGATTAGGTGTAGGATATACTGACAGTGAAATAAAAACAGAAGTATCTAAAAAAGTAAACGAGTACTTCTCGATTGACAATTGGGATTTTGGTGCTACGTTCTACTTCTCAGAACTTGCGGCATACTTACATAAAGAATTAGGAGATTATATCTCAAGTGTAGTAATTACACCAAAATATGCTTCAAATGAATTTACAAACTTATTAAGCATCTCATGTGCCTTAAACGAAGTGTTCATGGCAGTAACAACATCAAACGATGTAAAAATAATAACACAATTAGCACAATCTGAATTAGTAGGCGGATAACATGGCAAAGAAGATTTATGACTTTTTACCAGGGCACCTGAAGAACAGCGAGTTAGAAACAATATTCGACACGACACTTGACCGCGCCTTTTCTTCTGGTAAGATGGAGAAAACAAAAGCGTTCGTTGGTAGAAAAGAAAAAGGAATATTCAAAAGTAGTGATATATATCTTTCTTTTCCATCTACATCATATGCAAGAGACAATTACGGTTTAGAACCAACATTCACAAACAGAGATGCATCTGATAGTGTATTCTATGATGACTTACTGAATGCGACTTATAATAAAGGTGCATTAACAAACGACCACAGACGATTATTTAATAGCACTCTAAACACTGTTGCTCTTCCAATAGACCTAGACAAGTTTGTCAACTACAGTATGTATTACTGGGTATCTCCTGGATTTGACGCTTCAATTCCTGGCTCAAACGATAAACATTATGTCACAATAGAATATAGTGTAGGTTCGTGGTGGAGTGGTAGCAACTCTTGGTATCATTACGATGATATCAAAGCATTGATTACAGATGCAAACTTTACAAAAATATCACAAGCACTAAGACCAATTATTGAATTCGATAAAGATATTGAGTTGAGTACTACATCAGTCGCAGTGTCAACTTCTGGAGAAATACCAACATTCAAATCATACGATTCAAGTAACGCATATGTAAAAGATATAAACATATTTCATTATGTAATTGGTGCTAATTATATAACAGACACAGAATTAGGATTTAAACCTAAACTAAAAGCAGGCGACTATCAAAGTGAATTTGTATTTAATATTGACTTAGATGAATCGTCAACATACAAATATAATACAGATTATAAAAAGTTGATGGTAACTTCAACATTTGACTACAGAAATCTAAGACAAGAAGTAGGTGATAAAATATCAGTTTCAGAAATCGAACTGCTTCAATCACCAAAGAACACAAATGGACAAAATCAAATAGATTTATATGTAAATGGCGATAAGCAAATAGGAAATCACGTATACAACAGCACTACAAAGAAAATCACATTAACCGAAGCAGTTTCTGGAAACATATATGTAGATTATTGTACTGATACTCCAGTAGTTTTTGATGGCGAAACCGTGTTTCAAAGACTTAATCCAGCACTAGAATATAATGTAGACAACACAACATATTATAATACAGAGATGACATATTCTCTTGTTTACGAACACTGTGTTCGTATAATTGAAACGGTCTTCGAATTAACAGGAAGTGCAAATGCGGCCAACAACTACAGAGCAACAGGAACAAACTCAGATAAACTAAGGTTTGCTGATAAAGGTAGTGTTCTTATTAGAAACTCAATAGATATTAAAGAGGCATACTTTGCATTAACACGAGAAGATTATAATCCAATTAAAGCAACTGAATTCTTATCAGGCGCATATAATGGTTACAAAAACAAATTTCTCACAACAGTTCAATCTATTATAGATTCAACTGCAAGTGGAAGCAAGACAGATTTACAGATACTAGAAGAAGCAATTACTACTATTTCTCTTGGAAAACATAAGAGTGTAAGTATTTTTAGAGACAGTATTATGGTGAACTTTGGCGAAGCAAACGCTCACTATCAAGCACTCGATGTTTCTGTTATTAATGGCGCAACTGAACAAGTTATGCCAACGTTTACTAACTCGATATTAAATGACAAAGATATAACTGTTATTTTAAATAATGTTATTCAGAGATTAAATGTAGATTATACATTATCTTCTGGTGCAACAGAAATAAACTTTACAACAGCAAGGTCAACAGGTGATGTAATAACTGTTAGACATTATAGTAGTATAAAAGAAACTTATGTACCGCCAAGTGCAACTTCATTATCAATTGCTCCAGCATACAAACCAGAATCAATTACAGACTCAAGATATAGTCCCTCAGTAGACTTTATTAGAGGCCACGATGGCTCATTAGTTCCAAAATATGGAACAAGAATTGATGACATACTTCTTGCATTTGAAACTTTAATATTCAATAACCTAACAGATAATACAGGTTCTAAATATAATATCATTGATAGTATGAATTATGGAATATACAATAGTGCTTCTAATGATTATACAAATGCTGAAAAGAAATATATTATGTATCCGTTCTTTAAGAAATGGATGATGCGTAATAACATTGACAATCTAAACAATGATGATTTTGATGCAACTGATTATAAGACTTGGAATTATCGTTCTAAGGACGAGAACTCAGCAGGTCATTGGAGAGGACAATTAATATATACATATGGCACAGATAGACCTCTACAAGAGCCATGGAAAGTGCTAAAATATTCACAAAAGCCCACGGGATTCGATACTTGGTATGGAAGTGCAAATTACACATCATCGACCTGGTGGAATCAACTTATAACACAAGAATCATTAACTATTCCTAATCCGGTTGACGGTTCAGGAAATCTAAAAATACCGAAAGATTTATTCTTTGGCGGGGCAATTGATTCATCAGAGATTGCATTGATGGACCAAGCATGGGAATTTGGAGACAATTCTCCAGTTGAACTTGCGTGGACTCGTAGTAGTGAATTTCTCTTTGCTGAATTTGTAGTAATGCTATTAACAAAACCATTTCAGGTTTTATACGATTATAGTACTGAAATGAAAAACATCATTCGCTACTCAAATAAAAACGATGGCATCGACACTGATGTAGTAATTGCAGATAAAGCCAATTATTCATTTAAGTTAGGTTCAAAACTAGGTGGCTTTGTTAACAACTTTAAATTACAAACAGAAAACAACTCATTATCAAATAGTAGATTTACTGATTTGCCAGCAGATAACTTTGATTTATTTGTTCATGCTGGTGTGCCAAATAGAAGTGAATTCTTTAGTGCTATTGTATTAGAAAAGGTATCACTAGATGCTAAACATCCAACATACTCTTTTGGAGATTTATCAACTTACATAAAGGGCGACATCGTTCTGAATTTAAATGATGGTAAATATTATAAAAGAAAAGTTTCATCACTAACAACAAAAGAGACATCCCCTCCTAGTGGAACGTTCTTTGACTATAGTGGGTGGACATTAGTATCACAACCCAAAACTAATAAGTTTGGTTTTAGAGTACATGGATATGATGAGATTAATCCTACATTCTATGCAATGGGATGGGACAAAGCAAGTGGAGAAAAAGCATTCTCAACATCAGGTGACAAACTTACACTACAACAGTGGCAACCTGGTGAATACTATAGAATGGATTCATATATATTATGGAATGATACTCCGTATGTTTGTCTTGCAAATCATACATCTACTTCAATTTTTGATGACAACATTAAAGACTGGAAGCCAGTAACAGAATGGCCTAGAGTTAATAAAGTTCAAGCAGTTGGATATAAAGAATTAGCAAACGACACAGTAAAGAATTATAACTACGGTGACATTTTAGAATCAGTAGACGATGTTGCTCATTTGATAATGGGTTATGAACATTATCTTAAATTAGTAGGATGGGAATTCACCGACACAAGTGAATTTGGTGATGTGATAGATTGGGAAAATCTATTATATAAGTTCCTAGAATGGCAATCAGAAATACACGAGATTGGTGATTTTATCACTCTTACTCCGCTATTAACAGGTGGCAGTTTTGATGCAAACTATGGCGTTGCAAGTGTGACTACTGAAACATTTAAAAACTATTATCGTGTAATAGATTCAGCAGGCAGACTTATACCAAATTCTGAACTTGAGTTTCGCACAGATGGTTCTAAGTTGATATTCAAAAGCACTGTTCCTATCTACGGAATGAAGATGGATATCAGAGATATTGAACATGCATTTGTCGTTGACAGAACTGATAGTTATGAAGATATCATATACGACCCACACACGCATACTAGAAATCTTAGAATGCAAGTAGACTGCAATAGAACTATCGATTGGGATGGAACTATGGCAGTAGATGGTTATATTGTTAACGATAATCAATTAATACCAAACTTCGACACAATGATTGAAGACACACGTTATTATAGAGACACTCTTGTTGACCAAAGTCTTTCAGTTATTAATAATTTAAAATCAAATCACTATGGATATACTACAAGAGCATATCTAACAAATCATGGTGTTGAAAGAGAATCACAATTAGAATTTTATAAAGGATTTTTATCTCACAAAGGAACTAATTCTAGTATTAACAAAATTGTTAATAACAATAGTAACTTTGAGAATATAACACATGCTGATATTTGGGCAGTTAAACTAAGTGACTACGGCCACGAGTCTAATAAATTTACAATGACAAAAGATATTACGGTATCTGATATGATTAAAGCCCCATATCTAGTAGATTATGCAGACCCAACTAAACAACTTTTAGAAGTTTCTGGCAAAAAGAACATAGCACTAAAAACAACAGGATATGTAGATGAAGCAGATGTAAACTACATCACATCAACACACGAATCACTAGTTAACCTAACAGACAGCACATTATATGAGGGAGATGTATCTTGGGTACAAGCAGATATAGATAGAGATTGGGATGTTGTGCGACTAAGTGAAGTAGCAGAAATAAGTTATGTTGGTGAAACATCAGATAACCAATTGTACATTGGAACTACAAATGCAATCGATGGCCAATTTATTAATAAGCCAATTTATTTAAAAATTTCAGCCGCTGAAATAAGTCCAACAATAGGTGGATACTATCTTTTGTCTACTAACGGAACAAAAACAGTAAACGGAAGCACAGTACATGAATATCTAGTATTTGAAGAAGATTTTGAACCTTTAATTGTTGAGATAGACTCAACAACTACTAACAGTGTATTTGTTCCAACTAATGCAGATTCTGGTGTAGAAGCAATCGGCTCAGTGAGCAACCCAGTATTTGCTAGTGGCGAATCGATTTCGATTGATGGTACAACATTCACTTACGCACCGTCGGGGACTACTAGTACTGGAATTACAATTCTAGGTACAGTTGCAAACCCAATTGTGTCTGAGGGCGAACAAGCACGATTTGTCGTTTACAATTCTGGTGGTACAGTTGAAAACGGAACAAACACAACAGTCACATTCTCTGGAACTGTTGCAAGAACAACGGGCGCATTTAGTTCAACTCAAGGCGACCAAATAACAATTGATGGTACGTCATTGACTGTTGATTATAGTTCAACTGACAGTATATCACAGACTACGACAGCAACAAGAAGTTCGACATTAACGACAGGAAACACCGTTGTTATCGATAGCATTACAAAGACAGTTGCAGATTTATCAGTTACAGGCACAGTTACATCGCCAGTGATGACATCGACAAAGCCACTAACAATTAATGGCGACACAGTTACATTAACAAACGGAGATGATTTAGCCGCAATTATAATTGCGATTAACTCGGGAACAACTGAAGTTATAGCATCACAAACATCAAATCAATTGGTTCTCACAACAACAGTTCCACAACTAACTATGACTGGCGGTGTATTGACTGATTTAGGACTTTCATCTACTAACTCATATACAAATTCAAAACTAGACCAGTTAAGAGACGAATTAGATACAATAACTAATATTACTGCCACTATCGATGCAAACAATCGTATGACTAT